CTGCGTTCTTACTGCCTCGACGGGTGTTTCATTCTGAACCTCGTCAAACTGCTGTGACAGTAATTCTCGACGATCTGGCTGTTCAGTATTTTCCAATTGCATACCCCTTTAGGTAAATTTACGGCGGATTTCTGTGAGAATCTGATTAGCTTGCTTGTGTGTCATGTTTGCCAACTGCTGCCGCATGACTTCCTTGCGTGTGTCAATTGGTGGTGGCAGCTTGGTTTCCATCTTTTCGTTGCCCACTTCAATGCAACCATGCTGCCGTAGGTGGTCACGATGGACAGACCGGCTCGTAATCATCGACCCATCGATCATGGATTTGTAAGGGGCAATGTCTGGCATGACCATTGGCCCAAGGCTGTCGTAATGCTCTTTTGAGCCTTTCTCGACTAATTCGCCATTGACGTAAATGTATGTTTTCTTCATAGCAGTAATAAAACGTCCTCATCATCCATTTCAATATAAGCGTTGTAAATCTGCTCAACTCGGTCAAAACTAGCCAACATTGCATCGTAATCAATGACCGCTGGCGCTTGGATTGTGGCTGGCGTGACAACGAATGGTTGAGCAATCTCCTCTGCAACTTCAGGTTTGCCTTCAACGATGCGTTCAAATAGTTTTAATACCTCGTCACGCCGTGCTTTTGCCTTTGCCGCCTCACGCCTGCGCTTTTCTTCCTCTTTCTTCTTGCCTACGCCGCCATCGTGAAAGTCGAAGATAACCGGACTAACTGTGACAATCGGGATTGCACAGAACGGTTGCGCTGCAAAGGCGTTAAAGCCAAACATTACTCAGTATCTACCGGATCAGCCCACGGTAACGGGGCAGGCTGTGGTGTTGGTATTTTCTGAGCGTCAATCTGGGCTTGTACCTCTTTCTCCCAAGATGCAATGCGTTGAGCGCCAGCAGCGTCTTTTGTCCATTGAATGGCTTGGGCTTCGGTCACTTGATCGTATGGCGTGTGGTTTGTCGGATCGCCCTCAAGCAAATTGAGCGAATAGATGACTTGACCTGATAACCCGTCTTGTTCGTCTGACAAGGTAAAGTTAACCATCGTTACCATTGTCGGCACGGTTTCATTGGTAATCATTAAAGAATTGATTGTCCACTTCATTGCTTAACCTCGGCGTGTGTAATTACGGCAGCGTCTGCTTGCTGTTTGATTTTCATCATCATTGGGTAAGCATTGCTTTTGTTTGGTTGTTCACCAAGCAATTGCAAAACGTAGTTGATTTCTTCAATTGTAAGTTTTAAAGGTAAGTCCATTGTTATCCTACAAGTAAACGACGGGAAGTGCCGCCTGCGTCTGTAATGGTGATGTAACCCGCTTGAGCAAGAATGCCTGCGGTATATGTGCCGAATTGCAACGTGCCTGTGCCTTTTGGAAATAACGAAATGTTAATATTTGCATCTGAACCTGTAGCAGAAAGTGTTGGAGGGATTCCCGTTCGTGCACCTGTCAATGCAAAATAATTAACTGAAGAATCTGCTGAAATAATTTGTGCTTGGTAACCACCATTTCCAAAGAAAAAGATTCTTCCAGTACCTTTTGGTTGAATTACTAAACTTACGTTTGCATCTCCACCTGCGGCAAATATTGATGGCCCACCGCCAGTAGTCGCACCATAAGCCTGAACATAATTAACCGAGCTTGCTACAGGTGAAACAACAAATCCACTATTAGCAACCGTACTTCCACCCAACGCAACAACGCTTGTGCTAGTTGTGCCTTTGCCGCTTAAAACTAAGCCGATATTCGCATCACTACCTTGCGCCGAAAGTGTCGGGGCTGTGCCTGCAATCGCACCCACAATCTGAGCATAGTTAACCGCTGATGCCACGTTATTGACTTGCAACGATTGATTGCTTGACAATCCACCAAGTCGAGTATCCCCGCTGCTGTTTAACGTAGAGAACGATCCCGCCGATACGGTAGTTGATCCTACAGTCGTGCCATCAATTGCGCCGCCTGTAATCGCTACGCTGTTGGCTGCTTGCGTAGCAATCGTTCCAAGCCCTAATGCCGTTCTTGCCGCTGCCGCTGTTGCCGCGCCTGTGCCGCCGCTTGTGACAGGCAACAAAGCACCCGCTGGCGCAACAATTGTTGTGCCATCGTTGTATACAGCCTTTTCAGCAGGGTAAGTCACAAATACGGTCAACGTTCCGACAAACGATACTTTTGCACCCGTAGACGATGAAATCAGCGTAGTCCGTGCCAATGTGCCAACGCCAACCGTGCCGATACCGACTTCCCATTGGTTTGTATCAGACGTAACCGTGTAATAACAGGTGTTCCCGTTGCCGATACCCGCTGCAAACGTCTGAAACCCTGCATACGCACCTGACAGGGTAAGCGTACCCGTGCCTGTGGTGGTCGAATACTCCTGTACGCGATCTGCAAGAATAAGTGCCATTATTGGATCACCTCTACGCCAATTGCCTTACCGTCTTTGCCGCGAATGATTCGTTTAGGCGCAGCCATCACGCCTACAGCGCCATCAATTCGGTTCATCGCCTGACCGACCATATCTGCCATGTTGTTGTGCAATTCGTGCATTTTGCCCATTGCCATTGCAAGATTATCGCCTAACTCGCGTGTGACTTTCTGACTTGCAGCCTCTTGCGCCTCAAGTAATGGGATGTCCATGCCAGGGTTAGCAGAAATCCTTGCTACCGTGATCTTGGTGGCCTGCTCTAATTCAACTTTCCAACGTTCTAGCCGTTCAGCGTGATCCAACTCGGCCTGCTTCATTTGCGCTAAATGCTGTTGTTTTTGCGCCTCAAGTGCTGCGTCGGCTTGCATCTTCATCTGAGCAATTTGCATTTCAGCCTGTGCTTTGGCTTGAGCAATCTGCCCGTCAACTTGCGCCCGCATTTGGTCGGCTTGTGCTGTAGCTTGCATCTTCATCTGCTCAGACTGTGCCTGTGCTTGCAGTTTCATCATTTCAGGATTAGGTGGGGGCGGTGCGGGATTAGCTGCCGCTTGCTGTTGTTTCTGTTTCATCTGTTCCATAGCTTGGTCAATGACTCCCTCAATTGGCTCTGCTTTCTTGTATGCGCCAATACCGAATTTTACCAATTCCACTAACATTGGGATCATTTCAGGCGCTTGTTGACCCATTGGCAACGCTTGGTTTAAGAACCCGCCCATCGCTTGCAGAAACTCGGTGCGATCACGTTTGTTCTGCTGCTCGTCAATTTGCACTAGGCTATCGGCATCAACTTGAATACGAAATGACCGCAAAGGCTTGTTTTTAAGCAACATCAACGCTTGCGGGATTAACGCTTTGTCTGCATCGCTCATTGCCTCGGCAGCTGCGTACTGGAGGATAGTAGACGGTTGAAACTTGGTACAAATGACCTGTGCTTTTAACTGGAATAGCTCACTCGCAAACAAGGCAACATCTTCTTGCATCGATCGCAAGCGTAGTCCGGCATACTGACCCTTGATCTGCTGGGCTGTAGCTGTTTCGCTTGCTGCGCCTTGCCCCCGCACAATGTCACTAATACCTGTAATTTCATAGATTGTTTGTTTGATCTCATCTTGCGCCCGATAGCATTGCAGCAATGCGTTTGCCAACGTGTCAATCGGCAGCAAATCAATAGACCCTTTTAAGCCGCCTTTCTCGCTAAACGCCATCCACTTATCAACGGGGATAAGTGTGTTGTTATCGCCTTCAGTCAAAAGACGCTGCAAGGTGGGTTGTGATGCGTCATAGACCCCACGGATACGCAACGCCTTAATCATTCCGTCGATGCGATCTGACAGAATATCCAAAGCATTAGCTTGATCTTGATACAGCACAAAATCGGGGATCGGCACAAGTGTGTCGCTTGTCATTGTGGCGTACAGAGGCTTGGCACACGGGAAGAAGTTTTCCAACTCTAGCGGATCGTCTCGCTCGTCAAGAATGTCTGGGCAACTCTTGCTGATCCAGTAAACCTTGCCGCTTTCCTTGTCCCACATCTCGCAAATCTTGGCGCGAGTAAAGTCTTTGGATTGGGTCGAGTAAACCTTGTTTGTTTCAGGGCCAGCGTCTAATGGAATGGATTTAGCTTCTTCTTCGCCAAACCGTTCGGCAAGGCTTTCTTTGGTCATGTACACCCAACGCCACACACAGGTCACTTCTTCCCATGTCCGTGCTACTGAATGACCAAAGTCTTTCCAATGCACATAGTCAGTTGGCGCACATTCGTACTCAATTTCCTCTTGTGGCTCGGCCTCACCTAAAGCCCCGTCAAGGGTCATGGTTTCTTTGCTTTCGGCCTCGTCAACGTCCTCAGTCACTTGCAAGCCGTCCTCGGGCATATCTTGCATCTTAACGTGAGGCTCATACCTGACCCATGCCACGCCGCGACCACCTAAGAACCTGTCCTCAACTGCGTGTTTCATGGTCGATCTGAAATCGGAGTAATGCTCAATCTCAAAATCTAATGCTCGTTCAATCAATTGGCTTGCAACTCGAGCTACTGGGTCGTTATCCCCAAAGCGTCGAGATACGTCTGCTTTAGGTAGCCTGGCATACACCGCAGGCACAAGCGTTGATACGTTTGACCACAGAATGTTGAATTTAGCCGTTTCGTTCGTATTCTGATTGCGGTTATCGTCGCGGTAACGCTTAACGATCTTCTGTGACCGTGATTCCCACTTC